TGAAGCTGAGCGCCAGCGTATTCAAAACATCGAAGAGATGGCAATGCCAGGCTATGAAGACTTAGTTAACAAAGCTAAGTTTGAAAACCCAATGGAAGCCAATGCTCTAGCTGTTGAGATTGTGAAGGCTCAGAAAAAGAAAGGCGCTGACTTTCTAAACAATCGCCAATCTGATGCAGATAACCTCGATGGGGTTAATGCTGAGCTTGATGCTGAAGAAGTTATTAAACCTTCAGCTAAAAAAGACGAAGAGCAAGTGAAGAGCTATGCTTCTATTGCTGCAACTGCAGCTGCTCGCAAACGTAACCAATCAGTAAAATAATGGGGTGTTAAGATGTCACTTGAAAAAGTAACAGAAAGCTGCGAGTACGATAATCTTTTTGCTGGTTGGGTTCAGCCAGTCAATTCGGACTCTATGGTTATTGCTTCTGGTCAAGGCGTTCTTGTTCGTGGAACGGTTCTTGGTAAATTAACAGCAAGCGGTAATGGTGCAATTGTTGATTCAAGTTTAACTGATGGAAGTGAAACAGTTTACGCTGTTTTGGCCGAAGACGTTGATGCAACAAGCGAAGATGTTGAAGCTCCAGTTTATTTGACTGGTGAATTCAATGAAAACGAACTGGTGTTTGGCGGCACTGATGACGCTGACACGCACCGAACTCAATCACGCAACATCGGCATCTTTTTCAAAGATGTTGTTTCTAAGTAAAGAAAGGAGCTAGATAATGGCTGTTGATATGTTTGACACCCGCACAATGATTCCAATGTTGCGAGAGATGAAGCCAGCAAATACTTTTTTGCTTGATCTCTTCTTTGGGTTCACTCGCGAATTTGAAACTAAAAAAGTAGATATCGACCTTTACTACGGTAAGCGTCGAATCGCTCCGTTCGTTGCTCCTAAAATCGGTGGTAAGACTGTCGAGCGTCAAGGTTTTACAACTGATTCTTTCGAGCCGCCTATGGTTGGCCCTCGTATGCTCACCACGGCAGAAGACTTGTTGAAGCGTTCGCCAGGTGAAGATATTTACAATGCTAAATCGCCTGATGAGCGTGCAGCAGAGCAGATCGGTATGGATCTAGCTGAGCTTGACGATATGATCACTCGTCGTGAAGAAGCCATGGCAGCGGAAGCGCTGTTTACTGGCCAAGTAACTGTCACCGGTGATGGTTATGGAACTCAGGTTATCAAATACTGGCCGGGTGGTGGTGATGATCCGTATCTAGCGCTCGGTGCTGGCGATCGCTGGAATGAAGACACGTCTGATATTTCAAAAGATCTTCGTGATTCTCGCCGTCGCATCATTCAACGCTCTGGCGTAGCTCCAACGGTTGCCATTATGGGCACTCAGGCACTAGACGCAATGCTTGATAACTCTGGCTTTACTGACAAGTTAGACAAGCAAGTTCTTAACATGGGCCAGATCGATCCAATGTTAATGGAAGGTGGTGCTACTTACTGGGGCCGATTGAAAGACTCAGCGCTTGACATTTGGACTTATGACGATTGGTACATTGATCCTGAAACCGGTGAAGAAACGCCTTTCGTACCTGAAAAGAAAGTTCTTATCGGCTCTCCAAACGCTCGCACAACCCGCGCTTACGGCGTAGTTGTTGATGTTGAAAAAGGTTCATTTGCATTGTCTCGCGTTCCTCTTTCTTACATCACTCGTGGTGAACAAGAAGGCCGCATGGTTCAGATTAAATCTAAGCCGCTTCCTATCATCCACCAAGTGGGTGCGTTTGAAGTGTTGGAGGTGCTTGCATGATTGTAAAAGCCGCAAAGCATAACATCACTTTTTACGGTGATATCTTGCGATTCGGCAAAGACGTTCTGGTCATCGAAGATGATGACCAGAAAGGTCTTGAAGCGGCAAAGTTAGAAATTGCCGCAGGCCGATTGGTTGAAGTCACAGACGAAGAGATTGCAGATATTGAAGAAATTCTCGATCTCAACGAAATGACGGATGAGCAACTTAAAGAAATTGCTTCTGAAATGGGAATTAAAGGTTACGGCAACATGAAGCGTGAAACTTTAATTTCTTCTATTGAAGAGCAAAACGATCAGGAAACTGGTGAGTAACAGATGAGCGCATTTAAAGACGCTGTATCTAGTGACATTAAGGGCGTTTTCATTAACGCCCTTGAATTCGCTGATGAACACACAATCAACGGTGAAACTGTCATTTGTGTGGTTGATACCGACCTAATAAAAGAGCGCGGCACTCCATCATCTTCTGAATATGCCGAGGGCGTATTTCTTGAGCAAATCAGTATCTTTGTTGCCAAGGATGATTTGCCAAGGGTTCCGGTCAAAGGCGAAATGCTAAGGCTCGATGGTGATCGTTATCTTGTTGATAATGTGTCCGAGAACATGGGCGTTCTTGAAATTACAATTGAGGATAACCAATCATGAGTCAGTCGATTGTAAGGCTAAACGCAAACCAGATAGAAAGAGCCGAGCTTCTTCTAAGAAACATTAGAGGCGGTGCTGGCAAGGCAATGGCAAGAGCAATCAACCGTTCCGTTCAGTCCGCAAGGGCCTCTATGGTCAGAACGGCTAGAGAAGAATACACAGCCAAGGCCAGATCAATAAGAAACACCATTAGCATCAAAAAAGCCAGCAATTCAAACCCAGAAGCGGTTATAAAATCCGAGGGTTCACCTCTTCCACTTCGAGAATTTAGCGTAAGCCCAAGAACCGAAAACGGCAAACGTCGATCTCCGATTCGCGTATCAGTTAAGAAAGGCCAAAAGAGCTCATTTGAACGAGCTTTTGTTGTAAGAACTGGCGGTTCTGTAAATGTTTTTTCTCGGATTGGCAGCAATCGTCTTCCTATTGAAAAGCTTTACGGCCCTTCTGTCCCTCAGATGATTGGTAATGAAAATGTGATCACTCGTGTTTCCGATGACGCAACCAAGATGATGGAGAAAAGGCTTGATCATGAAATCGAAAGAATGCTTGAGGGCAACTAGTCATGGTTGAATTAGAGCTATGCGAAGCCATAGAAGCTGAAATTAAAAATGCTACAGCGTCACTTCTACTTCAATATGAAGAAAAAGACGATGATGGCGCATGGAAGCTTAAAGTTCCAGAGGTTGTTAGTGGTTACCTAGCCCCTAAGCGGTCTAATGATGTGCCAGACTTCCCGAGTGTTATCGTTCGACCGAGCACAAGCACAACTAGTGATGACGGTAATACCCAGTGCACAGTGAAACTGATCATCGGTTGTTTTAGTGAAGATTATGACGGTTACAAAGATTGCTACCTCGTCTTAGATAGAATAAGATCGGCATTTATGGAGAAAGGAACTCTTAATAAAAGATACGCTTTTGAATTACCGTTCAGTAGTGAAATGTTTGACGATCAGCCATACCCGGAGTGGGTTATTGAGGTAAATACTCGCTGGTCAATCTATACACCGCAACTAATTCCAGACAAAGGGGTTACAGGATATGACAACGAAGCGCACCTCTAAAGCTTCTCAAGCAAAAACGACTAGCCGGCCGTCAATTTATATTGGCCCCAGCTTAAAGGCTTTACCTACTAATCGAGTGTTTAAAAATGGCGATGTATTGGCCAACGTTCAAGCGCTCATTGACGAATGCCCAGCGATCAAGCGACTTATCGTTTCAGTCGATAAATTGGCAGAAAGCCAGGCTAAATTACGTGATTCTTCAAGCGTTGAATCGAGTTTTTACAAAAAGATCGAAAAACACTTTCGAAAAGGAGCTAAGTAATGGCTTATAGTCACGGTGTTTATGTTTCCGAGGTGCCAACTTCGGTCACTCCTGCGGTTTCAGTGAGCGCAGGTCTACCAGTTGTGTTCGGTTCTGCGCCTGTCAACTTAACTGATGACCCAAGTGCGACCCTTAACACTCCGCAGCTTATTTATACTTATTCTGATGCAGTAACAACGCTTGGCTTTATGGCCGCGAATGATGACGGGATCTTTGATTACACTCTTTGTGAGTTTATGAAGTCTCACTTTTCATTGTTTAGTGTTGCACCTATCGTTTTTGTTAACGTGCTGGATCCTGACACACACAAAGCTGACGTTACTGCAGAAACCATCACGCTAGCCAGCGATCAAGCAACATTGGCAAATACTGGCGTTCTTCTTTCAACGGTTGTGGTTAAGTCTAGCGATGGAACTACCACTTATGTTGAAGATACTGACTACACAGTGACGTTTAATGACGATGGTGAATCGATTGTATACCGTCTTGACGATGGCGCCATTGCGGAAAGTGCAGAGCTTCAAGTTGATTACAGCCACTTGGATCCTTCACTGGTTGATAGCGATGACATCATTGGCGGTGTTAGTGTGACAACTGGCAAGCTAACCGGCCTTGAACTGATCGACGAAGTTTTCCCGCGATTCCGACTTGTTCCCGGATTGGTGGTTGCCCCAGGCTTTAGTTCGGACCCGACCGTTTCAGCGGTAATGAAATCAAAAGTGCAAAGCATTAACGGACACTTTAAAGCTATTTCATTAACGGACATCCCAACGGATGAAGTGACCAAGTACACCGATGCGCCAGCATGGAAAAACAACAATAACGTTGTGGGTGAGTTTGAAGTTGCTTGTTATCCAAAAGTTAAGCTTGGCGATGAGCAATATCACTTGTCAACTCAGCTAGCAGGACTTATCTGTCAAGTCGATGGCAATAACTCGGATATCCCTTACAAGTCACCAAGTAACCAAAGCTTGCAGATGGACTCAGCGGTCCTTGTCGACGGCACAGAGGTTTGGCTTGCGCCAGACACAGCAGCTTATTTAAACGGTGAAGGCATTGTTACAGCGCTGAACTTTATCGGCGGTTGGAAGGCATGGGGTAACCGAACCGCAATTTACCCAAGTTCGACCGATCCTAAAGATGCGTTTTTACCGGTTCGTCGCATGTTTAACTGGGTGGGCAACACGCTAACTCAAACATTCTGGGGAAGCCTTGACTATCCTTTGAATCGACGTCAAATTGACACCGTTGTAGATTCGGTAAACTTGTGGCTTAATGGCCTTGTGAGTCAGCAGTATTTGATTGGCGGTCGCGTTGAGTTCCTTGCGGAAGAAAACTCAACCACAGATCTTATGGATGGCATTGCTCGATTCCATGTTTATCTGACACCACCAAGCCCGAACCGAGAAATTGACTTTATTCTCGAGTACGATGCCGACTATCTTGATACTTTATTCTCATAAGGGGTGATTAACGATGAGTAATCCGATTCCAGAGCGCTTAATCAACTTCCGTGTTTATGTTGATGGCGACAATCAGGCAGGGGTGGCAACCGTTGATCTTCCTGATATTGAATTCATGACTGATACTGTCAGCGGTGCTGGCATTGCCGGCGAAGTAGATAGCCCAACGTTGGGCCATCTATCTAGCATGGCGCTAACGATCACTTGGCGAACCATCACAGATTATGCAATGAAGCTTGCTGCTCCTAAAATGCATTCTCTTGATTTTCGCGGCTCACAGCAGATCAACAACGCTGCAGACGGCACGTTAGAATCAATTCCTGTTCGCGTTTCGGTAAAAGCAACACCAAAGCGCATGGGTTTAGGTTCTCTCGAAGTTGGTTCAACCACTGATTCAGAAAGTGAATTTGAGATCACTTTCATGAAGATCTGGGTTGATGGTGAAGAACTTGTGGAAATCGACAAATACAACTTCAAGTTTGTTGTCGATGGTGTAGACTATCTTGAGTCGGTTAATTCTGACCTGGGTATTTAATTAAGATCGGCGGCCTTCGGGTCGCCAAGTTAGGAGAGCAACCATGCCAAAGCATTTATTGAAGAAAGAATTTAAATTTGAAGACCAAACGATCACTGAGCTTGATCTTGATCTTGACTCTTTAACCGGTCGAGATATTAGCCAGGTTAAGCGAGCGTGGGCAGTTGAAGGTAACTTTTCACCGATGCCAAGCACTGACATTGACTTTTGTGCAATGTTAGCGGCTAAGGCAAGTAAGCAGCCAATTGAGCTCATTCAGGCAATGCCTGCCAAAGAGTACACCGCAGTCGCTCAGGTGGTCAGTAATTTTTTGAACGAATAGGTTTGAAGGTTGCCGACCCTGCAAAAGACGTTCGGTTGGCAGCTTTAAACCTAGCAAGATCGGAGACTTACACTTCAATCCCGTCTTGGATGTCTATGCCTCTTGTTGATCTTCTTGACTTCCTTCGAGATATTGAGGAAATAGAGAAGAAGCAAAAGAGAAACAAAAAATAGGATGTGACCGAATGTCTCGGACTTATGAACTTTCTTTTAAGCTCGGCGCACAAATGGCTGGCAACTTTGCTAAAACCATGACGTCAGCGTCCGGGACATTATCAACGCTAAACAGCAAGATTGCAGATATTAACAAGCAATCTTCTTCATTAAAGTCTCTCACTGACCTTAGAGGTAAAGTCGCAGAGACTTCCCGCGCTTATATTCAAGCAAGCCAAAACGTTGCAAAGCTTGGTCGAGAACTCTCAGAAACAGAAAGCCCGACAAAGGAACAGATCAGAAATTTCGAAAAAGCCAAGAAAGAAGTTTCTCAAACAAAAGATCGCCTTAATTCTCAAAGAGAGTCTTTAAGAAGACTCAATACTGAGATGGGCACAAGCTCTACATCAAC